CGTCGCTGAACGTCCCGAGAAGGAGCGCGCGCACGGCCGCGATCGTCCGCGCGGTGTACGTTGTCCCCGCGCCCGTCGAGAGCGGGATCTCATCGGCGCCGCTCGCGGTCGGCATTGACCCGCCGCTGATCGTCGCGGGCTCCCACTCCTGCGCGGTGTTGTCCCAGCGGAGCACCTGGCCGTCGGTCGGCGCCGTGGTGGAGAGGCGTCGGCCGCGCAGGTAGGCGGCATCGGCCAGCGTCGCGGGGGTGGTGTCGGGGATGTACGTCGCGTCGGTCGGGTCCGCGCCGCGCGGGCATTGGAGCACCCACCCGTTGCCGACGACCATCCACCCGTTGCCGTCCCAGGCAACATCTTTCAGCGCGAGGTCGGTGCCCGAGACGGGCATCCGCACGCGCGTCCACGTCGTCGCGTCGCTCGACACCCACAGGAACGGCGCGACCGTCGCCGCGGCGATCCACGTCCCGCCGTGGTAGCGCACGCGCGAGATGCGACTGAACCCCGTCGTCGGTTCGATCGTCGTCCATGACGTGCCGCTGTTGGTGCTGCGGTAGATGTCCTCGGTGTCGCCGTCCCCGGCCACGTACGCGAGGATCTCCCCGAGCTCACCCACCGCGAGGCGGTAGGTCTGCACCCCGCCCGCCAAGGTGGCCTTGTACGCGAACGTCCCGTCGGCGGTCGGGGAGGCGTAGATCTGCCCCGAGCCGGTGACGAAGACGAAGTTCGCCCCGTCCCAGACGACGTCCATCCCGTTGCCCGAGCGCGCCGTCCCCGAGGTGCCCGCGTACTCCGTCCACGTCGCGCCGTCCGACGAGTAGAGCGCGCCCGAGATCGTGAGCAGCACGGCCGTGCCCGCGGTGGGGTCGTGCGCGAACGCCACGGGGTTGCTGATGCCGCCCCCGGAGCCGTCGTCCGCGTCGAGCGTCGCGTCCGACCAGTTGCCCGAGCCGGAGCCCACCGGGCCGGTCGCCCCCCCCGCGTCACGCGCGCAGTAGTAGACGGCCGGCGTGTTGTCCGCGAGGAGCCACCGCGTCGAACTCTGCATGTACGCGAGCGCGAGCGGCGTGCCCGGGGCGCTGGCGATGTTCGTGCGCCGCACCCAGTCGGCCCCTGAGCGCGAGGCCCGGAGCGTGGTCGTCGGGCCGCTCGTCTCCACGCCGACGAGGAGGTAGCGGTACGCGAGGCCCGTGACGTCGACTGTCGAGGTGTCCACCGCGAGGAGCACCGCGGAGCTCGCGTCGTACGTCGCCGGGGAGGTGCCCCAGGCCGTGCGCGTCCACGTCTCGACGTTCGGCCCGCGGAGGAAATCGACCCACGCCCCGAGGGCGTTGAACTGGAAGTTGAGCCACATCGCGGGCGGCTTCATCCCGGCCGGAAACCCCGCGGAGGCGCTCCCGCTCGGGGGCTGGATGATCGCACCGCCAGCCGCACCCCACGCCCAACGCGGAACCTGTGTGGGTCTGCCTCCCATCTACGTCACCACTCCTACGAGCTGGCCACCGACGAGGCCGCCCGTGTCGCTGAACCCCGTGTCGACGTCCGTCTCGGGCACCTCGCCCGCCGCGAACGCGAACACGTCCCCGCTCGGGACATCGACCACCTGAAGGCCGACGCCCCCGCTCTTCACGCGCCGGAGCACCGACGCCATCACGGCCGCGGGCACGTCGGACGCTTCATCCGGCTCGAAGAGCACCGTGGCCGGAAACGCGAGCGCCATCGTGAAGTCCCACGAGCCGATGAGCGCGTGCATCGCCGCGAGGAGCTCATCGCCCGTCCCGCTCGATGTGAGCGCGATCGTCGCGGCGTGCAGCACCTTGCGATAGGGCACGTCTCCGAGATTCACCGGGCGCGGCTGTCCGAGAAGCGCCCCGAGCTGATCGAGCGCATGCGCGCTGCTGTTGTCGATCGCGAGCGCGTAGAGACCCCAGAGCGCGTCTTCAACGGCCTGCACCTGCGTGAGCCACGAGCTGAGAACGGCTTCGAATGCGGCCTTCCCACGAAGCTGCGTGATGACGAGCGCGAGCCCTTCGGCCACGTGCGCGGCGTCCCGCGCGTGCGCGAGGATGCGAGAGGGCTCTGTCATCCGACGCCTCGTACGACCGTCACGCGGCCCGTCGCGAGCTTGAGCACCTGACGGAGCGAGGCCCCGAGGTTCTCGGCGGCCTGCGTCCCCGACGAGCGCCCGAGGAGCACCAACGTGCAGTCGATCACGCCCGCGACCGCGCGCACGGCCGCGATGATGTCCGAGCGTCGGATCGGTTGCCCCGGTCGCTGGTTGGCGGTGACCGCCACGACGGCCGCCTTCACCGCGTCGTCGCCCGCGTACCGCGCCGCGTCCACCACCACCGTCACGGTCGCCCACGCGAGCACGCCCGTGGGCCGCGTCCAGCGCACCGTGCGGTTGAACCCGCCCGCGTCCACCACGACGGCCGAGGTCTCGCCGTACGTCTGGACGGCCCCGGCGACCGCGCCCCAGATGGCGGCGGCTACGTCTGCGTCGGCGCCGTCCTGCACGATGCACTCGACGCTGTGCGGCGGGAGCGGGCCCGCGTAGTAGTCCGCCGCGTTCTCGTTCACGGTGACGAGGGTCACGCCCGTGACCTTCCCGACGGCCGCGCGGATCGCGTCCACGGGCGACGTCCCGCCAGCTCCGAGTTCATCCTCGCGCCGCTGGCGGTACACGGGGTCACCCTCGGCGGGCTTCCCCGGGGTCGCGTCGGCGGTGTTGGTGACCGCGAGCCATCCGCTCGTCGGCGTCGCGATGGCCGTGATGGTGCCCTCGTTCGCGGTCACCGCGCCCGCGGTCTCGGCCTCGGCCGTCACGGTCACCTGCGCGCTGCTCCCGCTCGCGTTGACCGCGGCCGTCTTCGTGACCCAACGGTTCTCCGGCTGACCGTCCACGTGTGCGACCGACCCGGCCGGGAGCGTGTACGACCCCGCGAGCGTCACGCGGAGCGGCACGGTGCCCTTCGTCGCGCCCTTGCGCAGACAGTTCGTGAGCGACCCCACCGCGTCGAGTCCCGCGAAGGTGGCGTCGCGCGGGTGGCGTGAGCGGTAGACCAGGCCGCCGACCTCCCACAGCTCCGCGAGCTTCGCCGCGATGATGCCGTTGAGTTGGCCGCTCGGGCTCTCGGCCGAGGTGTCCCAGTCGTCCCCGAGCGCGGGAGAGGCCCGCTGCGCGGCGGCGATCTCCGCGTCGATCGTCTCGACGGGCTTCTCCACGAAGCCGGTGTTCGTCAGGCCGTACGCCATCGCTACACCCCCGCCACGAAGTCATTGACCGCGATCGGCTCGCCCTCGGTGGGCGTCGCACGGAACGTCACGCGCACGCGCCGGTCACTCCCGACCGTGAGCCCGAACGCGTCGAGCGACGCCACGCCGGGGCACGTGGTGACCACGCGGCGGAACACGCTCTCGGCGTACGCCTCGGAGTTCTTCACCCCGAGGATGCGCGCGAACGGGATGCCGACGCGCCGGTCGCGGAACCACTCGCCCTGCGCGAACCGGAACCGCACGCGGAGTCTCTGCGCCACCGCGTCGGCGCCGCTCACGAGCACAGGACGCCCGCCCCGCTTCACGAGGTCGCCCGTCGTCGGATCGAGCGCAAAGGTCTTCACGAGAGGCACGATGCGCGGGGGCGATAGGAGGGGGCTAGGGACTGGTGGCACGTTGCTGGCACGAAGCCCCCGTGACAGGGGCGGCCGGTCGGAGGTAGCGTCCCCGGCCATGCGCCTCGCCTTCCTCGCCTTGCTGCTCGTGGCCTGTGGCTCCGAGAGCCCGCCCGCACCGTCCCCGCTCGACGCGACCCCCGACACCTCGACGCTCGACGTGGTCGACGTCCCTGACGCGTCGAGCCTCGACGGGATGACCGCCGACGCGCTCGCGCCCGAGGCCGCGGTCGATGCGACGACACCGGACGTGGTCGACGCGAGTGCGGACGCAGGGAGCGACGCCCCCGAGGCCGCGGTCGATGTCTCGACGGGCGTGACGATCGAGGTATTGGACAGTCGCGGCGTCTTGCTCCGTGCCAACCAATCGTCGGCGGATTGCCGCTCTGCGGACACTACGCGCCGCTATCCCGCGAACTTCTCGGCGGTCTACCCCGAGGTGTCGATCGTCGGTGTGCTCGCGCTCAACTCGGCGAATCACACTCTCGAAGCGACCGTGCCCGATGGCGGCACACTGACCACGAGACCAACCATCATCCAGTTCGGAAATCCCTACATGCGCGACGGCGTGCGCCGAACCAACCTGCGCGTGACGGTGCAGAATGACCTCATCGCGCGCGGCCCCGCCGTGGACATCGTGATCAATGGCTGCTTGATGGTTCCCTAAAACTGAATCGGCATCACGTACCAGGGCGACGATGCGACGCCCGCGTCCCGCTCGACGGCGAACACGTACGTGGTGCCCGACGAGCTCGCGACCGTCGAGAGCGCCGCGCCGGGGATCGCCCCGAGGCGAGCGTCGCGCGGATCGTCCGAGGCGAACCACGGCAGCCCCCCGACGACTCCCAGGAGCCGGAGCGTCGCCGCGCGCGGCGGCACGGCACCGAACGAGAGGCGCGAGCAGCGTGCCGTCGTCGGGAGCCGCGTTCCGTCGGGCGCGAGCACGAACCCCGCGGCCACCTGCGCCCCGGTACGCGCGGGCACCCACCGCGAGACGCGGCGGCGCCCCTGTCGGATGAGCTCGTTACGGAGGAGCTGCTCGGCCGAGAGGGGATACCCCTCCGACGGGAGCGAGAGCGACTCTCCCGGCAACGTCCAGAGCCGCACGCCCGCGGCGTTGTAGTAGGGGAGCGGGACGTTCGGCAGCTCCGCGTAGCCAGCTTCTTCGCCCAGCGCGGTGTAGTAGCTGTCGCACACGAGCACATCGGTCCCTTCGGGCACCTGCGCGAGCGTGCGCGTGATGAAGCGCACGACGCCCACGGCGCGCGCACCACGAATCCAGGGCGAGTCGTCGGCGGGCGCGCGCGCGTACCAGTCGCCCGTGAGGTCGCTGGCCTGCGTGGGCGCGAGCGTGGGCGCGTCGATTGCCACGTCCTTGAACGGAGGCGTCACCTCATCGAGCCCCGACGCTCCGGGGATGATGACGAGCGTCGCGTCGTCGCGCTCAAGCGGTGCAATGGGCCGCCCATCGACGAGCGTGCGCGGAGCCCCGTCGGGCCACTGCGTCAGGAGATCGAGGAGCACGGTCGTCATGGGGTCACGTCGCTTTCGTCTTCGTCGCCGCCACCGACGCGGGCCACCCGGACAGCGCGGCGATGAGGTTGCTCTTGAACGTCGCGCCGCCGTCGCCGGGCGACACCGCCGCCCCGTTGATCGCGGTCTTGAGCGCGGTGAGCTGCGCAGCCACGAGGCTCGCGAGCGCAACGAACTCCCCTGCGGCGCCCCCGAGATGCACCGTGCCGTCGGGGTCGATCGCGACGACCGTGTGCTCGCCCGTAGTGATCTCCATCGCGCCGTTGGTGTGCAGGGTCACCCGCGCGCCGCTCGTGTCGCTCCCGAGCACGAGGCCCACGTCCCCGCTCGGGGCGTGCGCGAGCGCCCGGCCGCGCGTGTAGAGTCCCGGGATCGCGACCGCGTGCGAGAGATGGTGGCGTCGGAGGTCGCCGGGCGTGACCACGCTCCCGTCGCCCGTGCGCCACGTCCCGAGGTCGCAGTCGTTGAAGAGAAGCTGCACCGTATCGCCCGCTTCGACCTTCAGCGCGAAGAACCACGCGCCGACACGCGGCCAGAGCACGGGCACGCTCGGGATCACCGGAAGCTCTTCGAACTCGTACGAGCCGTCGGGCTGGGGCACCGGATGCCGCACGAGGGGCACCACGTCGGCGGTCTGCGTCGCGGCGTCGTAGCGCAGCACGCGCCCCGGTCGCCCCACGTTGGTCTCAAGCGCCTGCTGCTCAAGGCGCGCGTCGAACACGTCGCGGTCGGAAGGGAAGGGAGGCCGCTCGCCCATGGTCACGCTCCGGTCGTGCCGCTCGGGATGAGCGGCGGAAGGGGTCGATGCAGCACCAGCGAGGCGTTCCAGTCGGGGCCCTCGGTGTCGCCCGCGTACTCCGCTTCGGTGATGCGCCAGGTGCCCGTCACGATCGCGCTGTTCAAGATCACCTGCTGACCGGGCACAAGGCCGGGGATGAGCAGGGCCTTCACGTTCACGGTGCGGCGGTTCACGATCTCCGGGGAGCCGATGAGCCCGGTGTCCGGCCCGAGCACGAGGGCGGTGCGTTCGAGCGCACCGCCGAGCGGGAGCACTTGGAGGTTTCCGTCCTGCACCGTCCACGTGAGCCGCGCCGCGGCGCAAAGGCGCGTGAGTTCCGCGGCGGCGCTCCCGTAGAGCACCGTCCCCTCAGGAAAGACGCTCTCGCCCTCCCCGAGCCGGGCGCCGCGCAGCGCCTCCCGCGCGTTGCCGATGCCGACACCCATGGTCTCGGCGATGTGCTGCACGACGGCGCCGACGGACGTTCCCGGCGAGAACGAGCGGCTCACCCGCGCGGTGCGAATCGCGTGCTCCCCATCGCCCGCGGTAACCTTCACCGTCCAGTCCGTCCCGTCGCGCGACGGGATGGCTTTGCGGAGGTCGCCGCGGAAGAGAAGGCTCATGCCGTCGATGTACCCGGCCTGCACCTCGACGAAGGTGTGGTAGCGGCGCGCGGTGACGAGCTCGTGGCGGTGATCGGGCGAGAGGTTGGCGATCTCCAGCTCGCACGTGCCCGCCCGCGAGTAGAGCGAGCGGTTCACCTTGAACTTCACGTCGAGAAGGGTCGTATCGAGCGTCCCCACCTGCACGCGCCAGCGCCGCCCGTAGACCTTCATCCGGCCAGCTCCGCGGCGGTCACGTAGGTGAGCACGAAGCGCGTCCCGAGGTCGTCAAAGGCCGGATCGAGGTCGTTGGCCCCGGTGGTGTCCACCACGACGAGCTCGCCCGCGGGGCGGCGCACATCGACCACGCCGACGAGGGGCACTGACCCGACGACGAGCGCGAGGCCCGAGACGATCGGCGACTCCTGCGCGTCGGCCACGTCGAGCAGCCAGTGGCCGTCTCGCTGCGACCACCGGAACGTGAGCAGGTAGTCCACGCCGTCGAGCGCGGTGCGTTGCGTCCACCGGGCGACGCCGCTGGGGGTACACGGCACGAACTGGGACATCAGCCACCTCCCAGGAGACGGAGCCGCTGGCGCACGCGTTCCCGTGCAGCCGTGACCGGCGCCCCGCCGTCGAGCCCTCGCGCGAGCGCGCTCCGGTCATCCACGGGCTGCGCGTCCCGCTGGGCCTGCACCCGCACGCGACGCACGGCCGGAACCGTGGCGCGCGCCGTCGAGACGATCCGCACGCGCTTGAGCTCGATCGTGACGGCCACCGCGTCGCCGCCGCCCTGCGCGCGCTCCGCGCGATACCGCGTGATCCCCATGTCCTCGAAGATGCGCAACCCGGTGAACACCCGGATGAGCTCACCCTTCGTCGCGAGGTCCGCGAGGATCGCGTCGCAGAGACGCACGCGGTCAAAGGGCCCGCTCCATCGCTGCACGGTGATCTGCGCTCCGCCCCCGAGCGTGAGCGCCCCGGGCGCGCGCGTGATGCCGTCCATCTGCGTCGTCGGCACCGTGACGGGCGTGTTGGTGACGACGCCCTCGATGGAGCACGTGGGGTTCACGGGGCGGATGTGATCCGACACGGGCGCCCCTGCTTCGACCGCGTGCTCCGCGACCTCGGCCACGTGCTCGAAGCCGTAGAGCTTCGCGGCGTCGATCTCCAGCGCGCCCGCAGAGCCCACCGCGTTGCCGTCCCATTCGAGCCGGATCATCCGTCATCCTCCTGGGGGTGGTCGGCGTCGCGCTGCGCTTGTTCGGCCGCGCGGATGCGCTGCATCACCTGGTTGGTGACCACGTTCGCGTCGGGGCCGCTCACGGCGAAGTGATAGGTGGCCTGTCGGCTGATCTGCCGCACGGTCGTCTGGTTGGTCACACCGCCCGGAGCACCCACGGTGCGGGTCGCGGGCACGACGCGCCCGGTGTCCGAGACGACCGGGATGTTCGCGACGTCGACGGGCGCGAAGAGGTCGCTCGTGGCCCCAGGACGCCCGCCAGGGCGCGGACGCGCACCGGGACGGGGGTTCGTCCCTCCGCCGACGCGCGGGCGCCCGAGACGGCCCTCCGCGGGCGTTTCCTTCCCCGCGAGCGCGAGGAATGGCACGAGCACATCGAGCGCGCGGCTGATCGCATCGACGATCCCCTCCCACTCCTCGCGCAGCTCGTGGGCGTACTCGGCCGAGAACCCAAGGCCGAAGAGCGAGTCGAGGAACCGCCCGAGCGCCGAGTCGCCGCCCTCGATGAACGTGATGAGGTCGTCGAGGATGAGCACGAGCTGCGCAATGGCGCCGATCGCGAGCAGGAAGGGCGCGATCACCGGGGCCCACGCGACGATGAGCGCGAGTGCCGCGGCCACGCCCACGACCGCGAGCGCCCCGAGGGCGATCTCCGTGACGTGCGTGCCCTTCGTCATGCGCGCGAGCCACGCCTCGGCCTGCGTGACCTTCGTCACCACCCAGGTGAGCGCCGGGAGAAGCGCGGTCGCGAGCACGCTCCGCAGTGAGTCGGTGGCGATCTTGAGCCGCTCCTGCGCCTGCGTGTACTTCCGCGCGGCCTCCGTGGCCTCGGGCGTGACCCCGCCCCCGAGGTCGGCCATCTCGTCGCGCAGCGCCATGAACCCACCGGGCCCCGAGTGCAGCACGTCGAGCATCCGTCGCCCGCTCTCGCCAAAGAGCTGCACCGCGACCCGCGCGCGCCGCGTCGGGTTCGGGATGCGTTCGAGCGCAAGGCTCACGTCGTTGAGCACGTCGGCCGTCGGGCGGATGTGGCCGTCGGTGCCGCGGGCCTGGATGCCGAGTCGTCGGAGTAGCCCGGTCGTCGCGTTGCCCCACCGCTCCGCATCGCGAAGGTCGTTGGCGAACTTCTGGACGCCCGAGCGCATCCGCTCGACGCCCACGCCCGACTGCGCCGCGGCGTGATCGAGCTCTTGCAGCTCCGTCGTGGTCATCCGCATCTCGCGCGCGGTGTCGCGCAGCGCTTCGGAGTCCGCGGCGAAGGCGTTGGCGAAGTCGAAGGCCGCGCTGATGCCCCGGTGCAGCGCGCCGACGATGGCGAGCGACGCGCCGATCACGACGCGCCCGACGCCCGCGGAGGTGACCCCGAGGCGCTTGGCCATCGCGTCGAGGCCCTTGAAACGGCTCATGAGGTTCTCGCCGACGATCGACGCGACCTTCTTGTCGACGAGTTCGAGGATGCCACCCCACGACGAGAGGCTGTCTCCGAGCGTCGAGGCTTCGCGTTCGGCCTCGATCTGCCGCTCCATGCGGCGCTTCCAGGCGGCCTGTTCCTTCCCCTCCGCGCTCGACTCGTACGCGAGTTTCGCCGTCAGGGCCTCGCGCTCTTCCTTCGCGGCCTTCTTGAGCTTCGCGAAGTGATCGTCGTTGGCCTTGGTGCTCTTCTCGGTCGTCTTGATCGCGTCGCGGAGGCGGCCGTCGAGCTTCTCCAGCGTGGGGAGGTCGATATCAAAGCCGAACTCGGCGAAGACGGCGCGGAGGGCTTCACTCATCGGTCACTTCTCCTGAGCCTTCCTGCGCGCGGCATCGAGCCCGTCGAGCACGAGGTTGGCGTCCACCACATCGGCCAGCGACCACCGCGCGAGGATCACATGGAGCGACTCGTGATAGTCGCTCACCGCGATCCGATGCACCGGCCACGGCACGTGACCGGGGATGACGATCACCCCTCCGCGGGAGGAGCCTCCGCCTTGGGCGTAGCGGCTGGGGTCGCGAGCTTCTTGGCCAAAGGGCCGTAGGTGACCTCACCCGCGAAGCGGAGCCACTCCAGGCACTCCACGAGCCGCCCCGAGAAGTGGAGGTCGAACACGGGCGCGAGCTGCGCTTCTTTGCCCGGCTCCGTCGAGAAGACGGTGACCTTGGCGAACTCCGCGCACGCGTACGCCACCACGTCTTCGTCGAGCTCGACGAGCAGCCCCGCGAGGGCCTTCCCGACGGCGCTGGCGGCCTCGCGCAGCGACGCCACGTCGCCGAACGCGGGCGCGGCCATGCGCAGCACGCGGCACATGACCTTGAGCGCGACGCCCGTGGGGAGCGGCCGCACGATGTACGTCACGTCCCCGATGACCTTCTCTTCTCGCTGTGCCTTGAGCATGTTCGATTACTCCACGTCTCGGATGAGCTTGGCGACCGCGAACTCCCACTCCACCTCACCCGGCGCCTTGCCGTGCGCGAGCGGCGGGGCCTTGGAGATCCAGGCCTCCTCCGCGTGCTCGACGAGCCCACCGTTGCGGTCGCGGATGTAGAGCGGGGCGATGTCCTCGCCGTTCCGCGACTCGACGGCCGTGAGGTAGAGCTGCGTCAGGGTCCGGTGCGCGTCCGACGTGCGGATGAGCTTGAGCTTCATCGTCGCGCTGCGGTTCGCGCTCTTGACGCGCGTGACGTTGCCGTCCGCGTCGACCACCGTGGCGTAGAGCTCCTCGGCGTACTCCGTGGTGCAGAACTCCTCCGCGCGGCCGTCGTTGATCGGGTAGTCCCCGAACGTGATGGAGATTTCCTGGCAGTTGTGCGTCTTCGTGCGCTCTGACATGGGGGTGTCCCTCTCTCAGCCTTTCAGGCGACCACGCGCCCGCGGACGCTCATGGTGTTGATGGCCCCCGCGAGGCGCGCTTCGAACGACACGCCCGGGAGGTTGCGGTTGCGCCGGTCGGTCTCGGAGACGGCCGTCGCGCTCGGGGTGGTGATGCGCGGCTTGGGCGTCCGCGCGAAGAGGTTGACGCGCTGGCCCTCGGTGATCTGGGCCTGGACCGCGCCGCGGACCATGTCGATGCCGTTGTCGTCGAAGGGGATCTTCTCAACGGACACCTGAATGCCGAAGACGCGCTCCTTGAGCCGCGACTTGAACCAGTCGATGCCGCGCACCACGTCGATCCACTCGCCCTGGGGGGTCTTGCCCGGGTACGTGATCCCGACGCCGCCGACGAGCTCGTAGGTGTTGCCGTTGAACGACATCACCGCGTTGTGTTGCGTGGTGCTCACGTCGAGCACGCGCACGCCCACGATGGTCTTGAAGGCCCAGTTGTCCGAGCCCGGATCGACCGGGAGGCGGTTGCCGAGGATGCCCGCCGCGAGGTAGCCGTCGGCGGTGGCGATGGCCGGGTAGAAGAACCCCGGACTGTGCAGGTAGCCTGTGGCCTTGAGTGTGTAGAGCACGCCCGTCGTGCTCGACGCATCGGCCGCGGCCGTGTCGGCGGTCTGCGCCACGAAGAGCTTGCGGCGCGACTCCACCCACGCGGCGGTCGCGAGGATCTCCGCGGAGCTGTTCGAGTCGATCGCGAGGCCGTACCAGTCGCCGTCCACCGCGAGGATCTCCGACAGGTCCGAGGCGATGCCCGGGTCGGTCGTCGAGTCGGTCACCGTGAGCGTGCCGCTCGTCACCTCGACGCTGTGCAGCTCGCCCGCGGGCGAAGTGAGCGTCACCCGGCTGTTCGTGTCGGCGCTGGCGGCCGTCATCGGCACGCGCGTCCCGACCGTGAACGTCCCCGAGGTGCCCGACTGCGCGGGGATCACGATCTGCGTCACTCGCGAGAAGCGCTTCGTCCCGGCCACCGTGGCGTTGCCGCCGTTCGGGATGGAGAAGTTCTCCGTCTGCGCCTCGCCTGACGGCCCGAGGCCCGTCACGACTGCCGTGGTGGCGTCCCAGTCGGCGTGGCTGTTGAACGTCATCGTGAGCACGCGCGCGGGGTTCATCGGGTCGTCACCCACCACGCCGTCGAGCGTCGAGCCCGTGAGGGTCTGCTCGCTCGCCGTGCTCGCGCCCGTGGCGACGATCGCGTCGGCGAGCCCGAGCGCGTTGACGGCTGCGGCGAGACCGATGCACGCCTCCGCGCGCGTAGGCGTCCCGTCGGCGGTGTACGTCGCCGTGAGCCCGTCCACCTTCAGCGTGAGCACCTCACCCACGGCCGGCGGGTTCGACGGCACGAGGCTGATCACCTGCGTGTAGGCCCGCGTGCGGCGACCGATCTTCACCTGACTGGGGCTGTTCTCCTGCGCGAAGGCGCTCTGCGCCATGCGATAGGCGGGGTCGTCGGGCGCGAAGCCGTCCGCGGCCATCTCGTCGAGGTCGGCGTACGCCCGCACACGCGCGGTGCCCCACGACGCGAGCGAGAAGTACGCGAGCATCAGCGGGATGCCGAACCCCACGCGCGTGACGCTCCGGGTGTCGCGGGTGACCGTGACGTTGACGAGATCGTTCAGGAAATCACTCATGGAATCGTGCCTCCGGGCGTGGCGGCGGAAGTGGCGTTGTCAGGGTGCGTGAGGGTTGCGGACACTTCGACGGTGGCGATGTACGAGGTGCGACCGGCCGTGTCCGTGAAGCGGCCGGTGCCGTTGAGGGTCACGTCGCACGTGCAGCGCGAGACGTAGTGATCGTCCACGGGATAGTCGGCGTTGAGCACGGGGCCCACGTCGGCGAGCCCCAGGTCCAGGGCCTTGAGGCGCGCGAGCGACGATGGCGCTTGGATGCGCTCGGGGGCGCGTCCGAGCAGCGCGCGGGCGGTGTACCCGGAGCGCTGGTCGAAGCACTCCACGGAGAGCTGAAGCACGCACGTCCGCGGCCCTTCGACGACCGGCGTCATCTCCTGAAGGGGGTCCGCGTTCTCGGCGTACACCCATCGGACGTCGTCCGTGCCCGTGCTCCCCGTGCTCACCCACGAGAGCACGCAGAGGCGGCCGTTGTCGCGCGGGCGCGGTTGGTTCTCCCACACCACACACGCGCGCTCGACGCCCGTCACGGCGGCGGCCCAGTCGAGCAGGCCCGGTTCGAGGGTTGCGAGGTCCATCTACTCGCCCACCTTCCACGTGACCGCGGCCTTGAGTTGGCCCACGTTCACGAACGGCTTCGACGAACCCTTGCGGGCGATCGTCTCGGGCTTGAGCGGCGGGGCGATCCCCTGGTCGACGCGCGTCTGCACCCACCCGGCGACCTTTGCGCCGATCTGGCCAAGGGCCTGCGCGGGGGTGATGGCGCCGTCGAGCGCGCGCGCGGCCACCGCGAGGATGAGCCGCCGAATCTCGGGCGCGTGTTCGTCGATCGCGGCGCGGAGAAACGACCGTTGCGGGATGCCTGCGGCCGGGGCGCCGAACTCGTGGATGAGCGCGACCTCGACGAGCGAGAGGCCCGAGGTCTCAGGCTCGCG